TTGAGTGCATCAACACCACCCTTCATCTCAAACTCAAACATTGGGAAGATAGTTTCATGCCTACCTGGGACAGGATTGGGTTCTGCCCTATACGATGTTGAGACACAGAAAAACCCTTCTGCTGAAGGGTTTGTAAGTAATTCATATTCCAACCACATTTGACCTGTCTGTGGTAGTGGCCAAATATTATCACCATAATTATATGTTGCCACTGTTTCGGGATCTTCACAAGCAGCAAGTATGCTTAAACGGTTTTGAGTATGTACTTCATAAAAACCTTTGGCTAAAAAAAAGGAGCGTAAACGCCCCACTGTCTCAGTATATTTCTTTGGATCAATCAAGCTTGTCATTATTTTTAGTCAAACTAATCTATTTAGCATAAAAAAAGAGACCCCTTTGGGGTCTCTTTAAAATGTGTGAAAAGAATCACATTACATTATGTTTGCAACTTGTACACGTCTGTAGTACTTGTTGGTGTTAGCTGTAAGAGCACCAGAACCTTGTGTAAGACCTTGAGCAAATGGGTTAGAAACCATTCCGTAACGAGTCTTAAATCCAATTTTTGGTTGGAAGGTGTTAGGATTAATTGCTCTGACCTGCTGTAGAGGTACATATGGGCAATAGAATAATCCAGCATCATAAGGTGAAGTACCTTTGTATCCAGCAACGTAGAAGTGCTTGTCAGCAACGTTAGCAGAATAAGGGTCAACGTAAACCTTGATGCGTCCGTTAAGAGTACCAACTAGAGTACTAGCAGTATCATCAACACCAGTAAGAGCATTGTTGCCGTTAAGAGCAGGTGTGTAATCTAGAACACCAGCCATTCCAAGAGCAGAAGCCACATCAGCAGAGCAGATGAGGATGTTGCCCTTCCCACGACGAGTTTGCTGTCCGATAGCGTTAGCATCTCTTTCGATCTGGAAGAGTAGTCCTTTGAACTTCTCAACTGACCATCTACCGTTGGAGTCAACGTCTAGGTCAAATATACCAGCATCAGATGTATTGTTCTGAGCACCTTCTACAGCATTAACGTAGATAGTACGAACAACTTCTCTGTTGATTTCAGCAAGTATCTCTGTTGAGAGAATGTTTGATAACTCTTGCTCGGCATCTAGACCATGAATTGCTTTCAAGTCTTGAGCTAGTTCGATTGAGTACTCAGCCTTTAAAGCACGTGACTTCGCAGTAACTGTTACTTTCTCGATTGAGAAACCCATTTCTCTGAAGGCTGTTGCAGCAGAGCTGTCATCCAGTGCTTCAGCAGTGGTTGTTGCCATTCCAGTAGCATCACCAGTCTGCTCGTAAGTTCCAGGAGAACTATCGTTTAGAACAGAAGGGTTGTTACCTTGAGCGTCGTTAGTTGCATCAGAAGCACTAGGATCATAGTCAGCAAGACGATTACCTGGGCCACCTGAGAAACCAGCGTTAGGCTCATTGAAGAATGCTTCTCTGTATGCTGCATCCGTAGCATCTCTTTCTGTACCGTAGTTGGTTCTCATCGCAAAGATAAGTCCTGTTGGACCTGTCATTGGTTGAACACCAGCAATGTCATAAGCAATTAGCTTAGGCATTGAACGACGAATAAGACTGATTAGAACAGGGTCGAAACCAGCAACAGGACCTGTTGCAGTTGAACTTGCACCATATCCACCAGTACCTACAGTTTGTAGGGTCTCGTTAAGGACATTGCCCTCTTCGATCTGTGCTTTTTCCTGGTTCTCTAGAAGTTGTGCGACTACGCCTTTTTTATAAGAATCTTCGATCTCTGGTAGAGCGTCGTGATTCAATACGGGTGCCCACTTCTCCTGGAGGTTTTTAATGTTAGACATTAGTTATTTTCCAAAATTTGTAGTAGTTTAATTAATTATTTTGACCATCTAGACAGTGCATCAACGTACTTCGACATTGTGCCACTAGTGGTTTCTTCTACCAAAGGAGCAGATCCTTCTTCGGTGGGTTCAGTTGTTTCATTAACAACCTCAGCCTTCCTAGTGAAGTATGATTCCTTGATAGTCTCGACTTTCTTGCGGAAGTCTGCTTCAGTTTCAAACTCAACACCCTCAGCCAATGATACAAGCTTCTCCTTTTGGGTTTCAGCAAGTCCACCAGCACATTCGTGCACAATTTCCATTTTAACAAAATCTCCAATCCTCTTATTCAATGAGACATTAGAGTCGATCTGTTCGTTGAGCTTTTTCTCCATATCATTTAGCTCTTCAGCCATGCCGTCAAGCAGGTTGAATTTTTCTTCGGGTACAGTAAAGTTCTGTTCCACGAATAACTTTTTGAGCCCACTGAAGAATGATTCTGCCATCTCTGTTTTAATGCCATGCTCCACAGCAAGTGAGTTTTCCTCTAACCATTGCTTTGCAGCATAAGAGATGTAGTCATCAACCTTCTCGGCCAATTCTGTTTTAACCTTTTCGACTTCTTCAGTCAGCGTAGATTCAAACGCTTCTTGTAACGCTTTAACTTCCTCGTTAACCTTTTGAGTTACGACGGCTTCAAAGAGTGTCTTCGCTTTTTCTTGGAACTCTTCGCTTAGTTCTTCACCAGCGACAAGAGCGTTAACATCTTCAGTAAAGTCGTACTTGGTTTCAGGGGTTTCTTCTTGGATGGTTTCTTCGCCATCTTTAGCCTCCACGTCGTCAAAGATCTTACCAGACAATCCAGCACTTACGTTGCCAGTACCTGCGTCAGAAGATTTAGTCTTAATTGACTTATCTCCTTCAACTGAAGTAGAACCAGCAGCAGACGCTCCAAGGTTTTTAGTCCCCTTAGCACCTTCTTCTGACTTACTATCAGACCCACCGATATTGGTATGTTTTGCCCCAGAAGTATCGATTTTTTCTCCTGCGGTTGCACCTTTCTTGATTGCTGTAGAACCAGTAGCTGCGTCTTCGCTCACTTGCTCCATATTATCTAGCTCTTTAGTAGAGGTCTCAGACATTTGTTTAAACTCCGATTAGATCTTGCGTTGTCTTTATTTATTTATAAATCACAAACTCTTTAGAAACTTACTAAATGCGGAAACCTTCCGTTCTTGTATGTTTATTAGAGTTGCTTCATCAATTTCTTGCTTTAATTGAGCAACAGCAGACTCTTTAAGTATGCCATTATCCCAAACCCATTCTTTTCCTTCCATAATTCCATCAACAAAAGCATCGGGTGCTGATGGATCTGCTACTATATCAGCAGCAGTTGCAAGCATAAAGTCATCTTGCACTATATTCACGCCCTCTTGTTGTTTAAGAGAACCCATACCACGACTAGAAACACCAAGACTCACACCCTCATCGAGTAATGACTTGGCAATGTTACCCATAGGGGTATCAAGAATCTTTGCACGTCCAATAAAGTTATTACCTTCTGCTCTAAGAGATTCTATTTTGTGAGATACTTTATCCAGATTGATGGAAGGTCCATCTGGATGTCCTAACTCACCGAGAGCACGACCCTTACGGATATGTCCCTCATCATATTTAGCAACTTCACGCTCAAGTGTTTTAAATGGATACTTGCGACCATTCTTATTTGCTATCTCAGCCTGGAGAAAGACACCTTCTATAAAGTGTGACTTCTTTCCATTCTTTTCTTCGGATAGAAAGTTAACTTCGGTTATTTCTTCAGCTATTAGTCTCATTTTCGGGTTCCTCTATAGGTTCGATAGAATCAACCACCGCAGTATTTGGTGGTAATGGGTCAGGAACTTCTTCCTGTTCTGCTTTTGCTATTTCACCAGCAGTAGGTGCAAGCTCTGGTGGTTCTTGACCATCAAAGACTTTATCCGCAATTTCATCAGCGTCAGCTTGTCCAGTTTCATCTGGATTAAACCCCCACTCTTTTGCAAAGTCAATCTTCTTTGCTTGAATTGCATCATAAGTGGATGCATTCAAAGCATCATTAGTCGCATCAATAGCCTTAGCTTTCTCATCACTAAAGATATGATTGACGATTGTATTTGCTATTTCACTAGGCATAATAATTCCCACTTTAGTTTTATTTATTAAAATTCAGCTCTCTTCGAGTCACCCGAAGAAATACTAGACTTTGGGTCGGGAGCCGAAGCTCCATTTCCTCCACCTTCAGCAGGTAATCCAGTTCCATCTGTCATAGGATCTTCCCCTATTCCCATCTCCAATGCTTGCATTGCCATTGGGTCCATAATAGTTCCGTCTGCTATCTCTTGCTTAATCTGCTTATCAATCTCAATGATCTCAGAATCAGTATGCTTAAGAACTTGCCTACGGATATACTCAGCAGAGAAGTACTTACCCACATAAGGATCCATGTTAGCAACTTCATTCATCCTTTCGTTACGGATTTCAATCTCTTTGAGTTCAGTGAAGTAGTTGTCAGCGATATAATCAAACTGAACATGCTCCTTCATATCCTCCCAATCTTCAAGAGTAAGAATACCCTTTAAGATTAACTGGGTCTTTAAGAGATCTGTGAACAATTCAGAGAATCTCTTACGCAATCTTGCGACAAACTTCTGGAACTTAACCTCATCTCTTGTGATTTCAGCAGCACGACCAATGTTAAATGTAGTCTCTGTCTCTAATCTTGAGTTAGGAACGTTCAGTGATTTGTATAGTTTCTTCTGGAAGTACTTAACATCTTCTAGTTCTCCAAGGTTCTGACCACCAGGTAATGTAGTAATCTCAGTTCCTCTTCCACCTTCTCTTCTAGGTAACCAGAAGTCTTCCAACATGGACATGAACTTCTTGTCATCCTTTATCTCACCAGTGTTTGCATCGTATACAAGTTTGTTTCTGTAACGACCCATTACTTCACGTAAGTATTGTTCCGCTTTATTCTTTGGAAGGTTACCTACATCAATATAGAAAATTCTTCTTTCTGGTGCTCTTGATAATCTGTAGATAACAAGAGAGTCTTCAATCATTCTTAACTGATTGACTGCCTTAATTGCTTTATGCAAATGAGACAAGACCATGTTCTTATTAAGATCTTGAATACCAGAGTGACAATATGTCACGGAATCAGGAGCAATTTTCATACCCTGATTGGTACTATTCTTCAATCCTTTTGGATTGTATAAGAAATAAGATGCTGCTTTTTGTGTGAGTTGAGTATTTAAATCCTCACCTCTCATCATCTCAGGTTTCTTCTCCTCATACTCAGTTACTTTACGAATCTTACGAGGGTCAATATATCTAAGGTCTATCAATCCACCTTTAGGGTTTTTAGGATCTATAACCTTATGATAAAAAAGTCTCCCATCAACATACCATCGACGGAAGATCTCGTATGACCTGTTTTCAAAATCAAGAAGACGAAGAATTTCACCGAACTCTTCACGTATTAACTTCTTAATTTTTTCAGATACTTTTAAATTTGATAATTCTACACTAACAGGAACATCATCAAAGTTCCCACATATTGTTTCATTTACTACATCATCGACTGCACTATCACATTCTGGTTGTAAAACCATTTCCCTATATCGGGTAATGAGCTCATAATCATTACGAACAGTACCATCAAGATCAATAGAATATCCAAAGTATCCACCACCTGCTATAGGTTGTGAACCATCTAAATTATCCTTTTGAACAAAAGAAGGCCCCTTCGGAACCTTCTTTGCTCTCTCTAGTGAAAATCCAAAGAGCTGCGACATTATTAAAAACTTATTGTTCCTACCTTATTTAGGTAGTTTCTAAACTAGGAGTTTTTAACAATTGGAGTCCAGTACTGAACTTGTAGTTCAACTGTAAATTCTTCAACAGCATCGTTGTTACCGAAATCTAAATCTATAGCAGCGATAGAACTTGGGAATACGTTGTAGAACTTGTAAGACTTAAGTACATTAGCGTTCTCATCACTCTTAACATCACGAGATAATTGATGAACTTCCATGTCTGCAAAGTAACCTACTGCATCATCTGTATCATTAAGAGCATTACCTGACTCTGTTGTTGCTGTATAGTTCTCATCATATCCTTGTATTGCAGCTGCCCATGTTTCAAATGCAGTTCTTAATTTGAATCCACTGTCATTCTGAATAGTAACAGTCCAAGGTTCAAACGTTCTGTCTCCAG